GAGGAAGATGACGATGACTAAAGATGAGATATTGCTAAATATAAAAGAAATTGTAGAGCATTTACAGTGGATTGTAGAAAACCCCGAAGAAGCTGAAGCTTATGGGATTGACGAGAAGTATATAGCTGAGCAATCTTATAAGCTTACTGACTACTGCATGAAGAATTACGAACTGGAGAAAGAACTATATGAAGCTACCAACACCCGAAGAGTTTGAAAAGATTTGCACTGAGCATCTATGGTTGTTTACCCTAGAGCCAGATTTAACACGAGCTGCCGAAGGCTTGAAGACATATAACTATATTGTAGATGTTATCAAGAAAGGTGGCTCAGTGTATAAGAAGATACACCGCAAAGCTTTTGAAGACTTTATTGATGCAACCAAAGAGGCTAAGCCATGAAACTTAACTACAGAAATAAAGAAGAATTAATCTCTAGAGTTATTGCACAAATACAAACAGACATGTACGAAGGAGAATATCTACCTTTATTTGAATTGTTAGAAAGAGTAGAGCCAGATTATTTACAAGGGTTTCTGTCGGAGGCAGAGCACTATGAAAAACTACGATGGAATTAAACAAGGCAATGTTTTATGGCGTGTAGATTATTTAGATATAAAACACGACACAGAGTATTACTTTACACTAGATGAACTACATGATAAAGCTAGTAAAAGATGCTCTCAAAACTATATTGTTACTCAGATACATGGAGACCGACTACAGCAGGAGCTTAGGTTGATGAAAGATGGAAATACAATCACTTAATACTTAAAAGGTATTGAATACAATGAAATACCTTTTAAGTAATTAAGTTGATTGTAGCATACTTTGAACCGAAAGTCAAGTAAAAAATTACTTTACTTTTAAATTAATTTGTGATATAATACTATTTTTAAAACTAACGGAGTCCAATTATGGAAACTTTATTTAATATCTTAGCAAGTGCAGTACATAAAATGTTTTTTAGTGGCCGTAGCAATGGTAAACTACTTGGCAAATCTTTTATTGTCCGAAAGCGTGTAAAGAAAAATCGTTTCGGCATAGAGTCTGGTGAGTGTTTCAATATGTTACATTGTTTCAAGTGGAGTTTTTACTTGCAGCATCGTGGCTCTCGAAGCATTAGCTTCAATAATATCAAAGAAATCAACGGCTTACAGGAGGTGCAAGCATGAGTAATGTTTATCCTATGTGGGAAAATAACTCTCCAATCCAAGCCATCCGAGAGGGTGGCTATGGAGAGGCTAACTTTAATATAAATACAGTACCCTTAAACTATCTCCCAGATGAGGAGTGGTTGCCAGAACTAAAATCTTCTAAGTGTGTTATCTATCGAACTGATACTGGTGAAGAGCTTGGTGTACATGGTCATAACTATCAGCCAGTACCACCGAAAAAGATGATAGATGCCTGTAGAAATATTCTGGAGCGTTCAAGCTTAAATCTTGAAGGCATTCAAGAACGCATCAGAACCTCTCACAATGGCTCTAGAACCTTTGTACAATATACCTTACCATCCCATAGCTACACCACTCCAGACGGAGATACGGCTTCTCTGGGGCTTCTAGCTATATCTAGCATTGATGGCACATGGCCTTTTGTCATCAGCGCAGCAGCTATACAATCTGCTTGTACAAATCTACAAGTTTTTGTAGGTGGTGAGGTAGCTGTGTATAAATCTAAGCATACTAGAAGTTTAGATATTGATGTAGGCTCAAGGGTTATTACCAAAGCGTTAGATGTTTTTGAGAACCAACAAGACATCTGGGCTAAGTGGAGTGTTACGGACTGTACCGACAATCAAGCTTTCTTTAAAATTGTTAATGCTTTAGGTATTACATCAGCATTAGATATTATAAAAGATACTGGTGTTGATTGGACTCCACAACAAGTAATGTCAGCAATGCCCCGACAAAATCAAGACTTACTTTATATCTGGGGAGTTTGGTTAAGAAGATATAAGACTCGTCTTGGTGCAAATATGTGGGCATTCTACAACGCTATGACCGACTGGTCTACCCATGCTCAGCCTGTTAGTAAAGCATCAATAGCAAACGTAGCTTCTGTACAGCATCAACGTCAGCGACTTGTACAAGACTACTTTAACAAGAGGGCTGCATAATGCTTACAGACGAGCTAACACCGCAAGAAAAAGAACTACTAGTAATAACTATGGAAGAGTGTTCAGAGCTTGCAATGGCTTGCAGTAAAGTATTGCGGTTCGGCAAGGCTGAGCACAACATGGAAAACTTACAGACTGAAAGCGCAGATGTTACAGTAATGATAAATCTTCTGGCAGACTACAAGCTGATAAGTTATATTGGAAAACTTGAACAGATGTTCGAGAAGAAAGATAAACTATTGGAGTATAGTAGTTTGTTTGATAACTAAAAGGATTTTAAATTGGCAACAGCAGCAATAGTAATAGGGTTAGCTCTCTGTAGCGCACCGCCTACCATGATAATAGTTATGGGTCTTATAACTTTGTGGGCAGAGAGCGAACTTTTTTAATAAAAAACTTGACAAAGAAGTAAAACTGTGGTACAATACCACTTCATTTTTAACCAACCATGAGGAAAATAAATATGGCAATAGTATCAGGAACAGCTTACTGGGCAAGTGTTACAACACCTAACACTACTTATGAACCAGTGTATACAGTCAACCTAGTTGTAGACGAAGACACTGCTCAAGACTTTCGCTCAAAGGGCTATGCAGTAAAAGATATGGATGAAGGCCCCGCCTTAATCATTAAGCGTAAAGTTAATGGGCCAAACGGCATGGTTCGCCCTGCTCCAAAGCTTGTAGATGGAAACAAAAATCCTATTGACGAGCGTGTAGGCAACGGCTCTGCCGTAAAAGTTCAGTACAAAGAATGGGAATCTGTATGGAAAGGTAAGACTTTCAAGGGTCTTGACTTCCAAGCCATGCAAGTCTTAGACTTAGTATCTGTCGGGACTGCTGATGGTGCAGAGTTTGATGTAGAAGATGAAATGGAGGAAGCATTATAATATGAACATCTATAAGAAAGAAGACGTTTCTTACGATGTTTCACTGCTAGACGAAGAAGCTCAAGCGTTGTTTGGGCTTCTTCAGCAGGCAATGATTAACGTAAGACAATACAACGATAAAGTACAACTCTTTCAAGCAGGTGCTACACATATACAGCAGTTGTTTGAAGCTAAGCTTACGGATGAAGCTATAACCGAAGAGGACATGGATGTTGAAACCACTGAATAATTACGAGGTATCAACATGGCATTTGTCAAACACAACTTGCCCTGCCACTCTTGTGGGGGCAGCGACCCTGTAAGTCAGAATGATGATGGGTCAGCCTATTGCTTTAGTTGCAATAGTTATTTTAAAGATTACGGCACAGCGGAAGTGCAACCAAAACAAGATGATACGATAATGGAATTTACAGAGTATCAAGGAGTCGGGAATGGCTCTAGCTTTAACGCATTGGATGATAGAGGCATAAGCCTAGACACAGCTAAAAAGTATGGCGTTAGGTCTACTACGCTCAATGGTAAAGTTACTAGCCATCGCTATCCCTATTACTGCAATGGAGAGCAAGTAGCAGTAAAGATACGGAAACCCAACAAGCAGTTTGCATGGGAAGGCAACTCCAAGGAAACTGGGCTGTTCGGAGAGCAGCTCTTCAAAGCAGGCGGTAAGTTTATTACAGTCGTAGAAGGAGAGTGTGATGCTATGGCAGCATACGAACTACTCGGAAGTAAGTGGCCTGTTGTATCTATAAAGTCGGGAGCACAAGGAGGTGCTCGTGATGTCAAGAATAGTCTAGAGTTCCTAGAATCTTTCGACACTGTAGTTCTTTGCTTTGACTCAGACTCACAGGGCAAAGATGGAGCTAAGGCTATTGCTAAACTTTTGACACCCAACAAGGCAAAGATTATGACACTGCCAGAGGGGTTCAAAGATGCTAACGATATGCTCAAAGCTTACAAGCATAGCGCATTCGTTAGTGCTTTCTGGGATGCCAAAGTCTATACTCCATCTGGCATTCTAAATTTATCCAACCAGTTAGATGAATACAAAAAGTTACGGACAGAAAAGAAGCCGTCTATCCCTTATCCCTATGCAGGTCTCAACAACAAGCTAGAGGGTCTAAGGTCTGGTGAGCTAGTAACTTTAACTGGTGGTACAGGTCTTGGTAAGTCCAGTGTTACAAGAGAACTGGAGCATTGGCTTATCAACCATACCGAGGATAACGTAGGCATTGTAGCACTAGAAGAGAACTGGAGTCGCACAGCAGAAGGCATCATGTCTATTGAGGCTAATGCCCGACTGCATCTCGATAGTGTTAAGAATGCTTACACCGATGAGCAGCTAGAACATATCTACCGCAAAGTCTTTATGGGTAAGAACGAGGGTCGTGTTTGGATTCATGCACACCTCGGAGTCAATCACCTAGAAGATATATTCAGCAAGCTACGCTATCTTATTGTTGGCTTAGATTGTAAGTGGGTCGTAGTAGACCATCTACACATGCTAGTGCTTCAAGCTCTTGAGGGTGACGAGCGCAAAGCTATTGATGGGATTATGCACCGACTGCGTTCTCTTGTAGAAGAAACAGGGGTAGGTATGATTCTAGTCTCTCACCTTCGTAGGGTTGAGGGCAATCGTGGACACGAGAATGGAATTGAAACAGGTCTATCACATTTGCGTGGCAGCCAATCAATTGCACAACTTTCTGATGCAGTAATATCTCTTGAGCGCAATCAGCAATCAGAAGATATTATTGAAGCATCAACCACTAAGGTTCGTGTACTTAAATCTAGATACACTGGTGACGTTGGTGTAGCTTGTAGTCTTCTCTATGATGGGGACACTGGCAGGCTTACAGAAATACCCAACGACAGCTACAGTGCATTTGATGGAGATGAGCTATGAGTAATTTAGTATTTGATATAGAAGCTGACGGCCTTGAGCCAACTAAGATATTCTGTGTGGTCGCTCAAGATGTAGACACAGGCGATATATTTACATTCGATGTGACTCAGCTTGAAGAAGCTTACGGATTGCTAAAGGCTGCCGATAAACTTATTGGACATAATATCTTGGGATATGATATACCTGCTCTCAAAGATGTTGCAGGTGTTGACCTGTCAGACAAGAAGATAGTTGATACTCTAGTTCTATCTCGATTGTTCCACCCTAATCGTGAGGGTGGTCACGGCTTAGAGTCTTGGGGTTATCGCCTCAAGTTCTCTAAGGGTGACTATGGTTCTAATCAAGGTGCTTGGGATGCTTACTGCCCAGAGATGCTAGAGTATTGTAAGCGTGATGTAGAGCTTAATACAAAAGTATATATGCACTTACGAAAAGAAAGCCGAGGCTTTACGGCACAGTCAGTAAAGCTAGAGCACGAGGTCGCTAAGATTATTGACCAACAAAGACGCAATGGTTTTTATCTAGACCTCAAGAAAGCAATGCTGCTTAGTTCCTTGTTCAGTGAAAAGCTGCAAGCCACTGAAGCAGAAGTACAAGAGACATTCAAGCCTGTGGTAACTTACACAACGCTATTGCCTCAGTACACAAAAGCAGGTAAGCTATCCAAGCGTGCTTTGATAAAAGACCACCCCGATGGTAAGAGTATGGTTACAACTGAAAAGGAGCAGCATTCTTTGCTGTTACATGGCGAAGCGGTTCGTGTAACTGAAGAGCCTTTTAATCTAGGGTCTCGCAAACAAATAGGCGAGAGACTTATCGAGGCGGGTTGGAAGCCTAAGAACTATACACCTACTGGTCAGCCGATTGTTGACGAGGGTACACTTAATAAAGTAAAAGGTATACCCGAAGCAGAGATGATTGCAAAGTATCTTATGCTGCAGAAGCGTTTGGCACAGGTGTCCAGTTGGATTAAAGCTACTGAAGATGACCAGAGAGTGCGTGGCTACGTTAATCCTAATGGTGCTGTTACAGGTAGAATGACACATTCTCACCCCAACATGGCACAAATACCTAGCGCTAACTCGCCCTACGGCAAAGAGTGTAGAGCTTGTTGGTCTGTAGAAGAGGGCAATAAACTTGTAGGCATTGATGCTTCTGGCTTAGAACTACGAATGCTTGCTCACTATATGAACGATAAGGAGTATACAAATGAAATCCTCAACGGAGACATTCATACAACTAACCAACGACTTGCAGGACTTGAATCAAGAAATCAGGCAAAGACTTTCATCTATGCGTTACTCTACGGAGCCGGAGATGCAAAGCTTGGGACAGTGGCTAAAAGAAACCGACAAGGCGGTAAGGAACTGCGAAGACGTTTTCTTGATAGTCTCCCATCATTTAAATCTCTTGTCCAACGAGTACAACGAGAAAGTAAAGCGGGATTTGTTAAGGGACTAGATGGTCGTAAGCTTCATATACGCTCTGAACATGCAGCACTAAATACATTACTGCAAGGTGCAGGAGCTATAGTTATGAAAGAAGCTCTAGTCATTCTCGATAAGATGCTCAAGCGTTTGCAATTAGACGCTAAGTTTGTAGCAAATGTACATGATGAATGGCAGATAGAATGCAGCGAAGCTGATGCAGACCAAGTTGGTAAGCTAGGCGTTACAGCTATTATTGAAGCAGGGAAAAACTTAAACTTAACCTGTCCTCTTGATGGGGACTATCACGTAGGAGATGGTTGGCATGAAACCCACTAAAGAAGACAGAAAGAAGTTTGACATTGATTTACAGTATGGTACTGTGCGTGAAGATAAAATTGCAGACATGCTGCAGAACAAAAAGATAGAAGTAAAATCTGAGCGTGACCTGTGGCAAAAGACAGGAAACATTTGCATTGAGTATAAATCCTACGGCAAGCCGTCAGGTATAGATGCAACTGAGTCTGACTACTGGTTTCATAACTTGTGCATCGGTGACGATGAATACTGCACACTGGTCTTTAACACTGCAACGCTAAAGAAAATAGTAAAGCGTTTGGACAGTTTTAAAACAGTGTCGGGTGGCGACAACAGAGCAAGCCAGATGTATCTGCTTAATCTGCAAAAGCTATTCTCGTCTGATGTAATCAAAGCATTCAAGGAGTTAGAAGATGAGCAAGAAGCAGCTTGATAAAGTAGTACCAGACATATACGCTATGCTTGAAAAACTTTCAGAGGGTGAGCCTCTTCCATTAACGGAGGAGGCGCTCGATGAGACATTAGCATCTATGAAAGAAGCTATACTTCACTGGGCTACGCCTAGAGAGCGTGACAGCAACTTTACTCTACGTATGTCTAACATAGGTAAGCCTAGTAGACAACTATGGTATGAGCAACAAGACGAGGACTCAAGGAGTGATGTTGATGGCCCGACACAGATTAAGTTTCTGTATGGTCATATCCTTGAAGAAATAGCATTGATGCTTGTACGTATGTCTGGTCACACTGTTACCGATGAACAGAAAGAGGTAAAGGTTGACGGCATAACAGGCCACATGGACTGTAAGATTAATGGTCAAGTAGTAGATGTAAAGACTGCATCTAAGTTTGCATTCAATAAGTTTAAGAATGGCACGTTAATCTCGGATGACCCATTCGGTTATTTGGGACAGATAGCAGGCTATGAAACCGCAGAGGGTACAAGCGGTGGTGGGTTTCTGGTTGTCAACAAAGAAAGCGGTGAGCTATGTATGTATATACCCGAAGACCTTGACAAGCCTAATATAGAAACTAAAATAGTTAAGCTGCGTGATGATTTAAAACTTGACAAGCCGCCTGAATTGTGTTATAATCCTATACCAGAGGGAAAGAAAGGCAATATGATTCTTCCCAAGGGCTGCTCGTGGTGTAAGTATAAGTTTGATTGCCACAAGAATGCCAATGATGGTGAGGGTCTACGCACCTTCAAATACTCTAACGGCTACAAATACTTCACTGAAGTAAAGTCAGAACCAAATGTGGATGAAATACTATGAACCGAAAGAAGTCTAAGCGTATAAAGAAACACGCAAAGAGACTACAACTGGAGTGGGTTAGAAGTCTTCTCAGCGATGAGGAGGCTTCTAAAATCACCGAAGATAATCTCGAAGAGTTCTTGCCACAGCAAACTCACCTGTGGGCTAGACGAACAGTATACACTAGCTTTTACACAGACAAGTGGCTAACAAATAAAATAAAACAACTTATTAGAATCTTTCCAGATAAAGAGATTGAGGATATAAGCTCTGAAGATATTGCATGGAAAGCCCAACAAGGATAGGGAGGCACATGAAAAAAATACGAAAAGGCTATAGGAAGGCTAGAGTTAAACGCCCAGTAGAAAAAGATGTGGTCAAAGGCTACGACTCTAACTGGGAGTATGAACTCCATTCTGGCATCTTAGATGAATGGGAGCATCATGTGGACAAGGTTGAATACACAGTTGCCCATAAATATGAACCAGATTTCGTTAGGGAAATAGACGGCAAAAAGATTCTACTAGAAGCTAAAGGTAGATTCTGGGACAGTGCTGAGTATTCTAAGTATGTTTGGATTTCTAAGGTGTTGCCAGAAGATATTGAGCTAGTGTTTCTTTTTGCTAACCCCAACGCCCCGATGCCTGCTGCCAAAGTTCGTAAAGACGGAACAAGGCGGTCTCATGGTGAGTGGGCTTCAGCCAATAACTTTAGGTGGTTTAGTGAAGACACTATACCTGACAAGTGGATAAACGTGAAAAAGAAAGAGGACTTTAAAGATGAGCATTGACGATGCAACGCCCGAAGAGTGGAATAGAATGAACTTTAAACGAACACAAACAGGTGAGCCTACGTTTGGTGAGTACATGAAACGCTTAAACTCTAAGTATGTGTACGACAGCACTGAGGACTACGGCAATGAAGTTACTAATGATGCAGGAGATTTTGCGGATTGTTGGGCTTCAAAAGACTCTGATGATGTAAACAGTCCTGCACATTACAACTATGGCAATGTAGAGTGCATCGAAGCTATACAAGAAAGCATGACTTCCGAAGCATTTAAAGGTTATCTCAAAGGCAACACTATGAAATACTTGTGGCGCTACGAAAGAAAAGGTAAGCAGCAACAAGACTTACAAAAAGCGCAGTGGTACTTAAACAAGCTTATATCTCAAACGGATGGATAACATGAACTGTTGGCACTGTGGTTCAAATATAATTTGGGGCGGGGACTTTGACATTTCAGAAGAAGACCCCGACTATGTACTAGAAACTAATATGTCTTGCCCTGAGTGTGGGACATTCTATTTAATATACAAACCAAAAGATGATGAACAAGAATAAATGGTGGCGAATCTGGGCAAAATCGCTAGGAGAAAAGGTTGGAGAAACAGACAGGCAGGCAGATGCTGTTGCCCTAATCCGAACATTTTGGTGGGTCGTACACATCTTCACCTGTTTTATGATTATACTAGGTAATGCTACAAATCTAGGATGGCTAAATGGATAGGAAAGAAGAAAGGCGAAACAGGTTTAATCGCAAAAAGAAATTTAAAAAACTAACAGGCTCTAAGAAAGTTAGGGCTGAAACTAAAAAAACTAAAGGAAACTCTAATGACATATCACTTTGGGACAACAATTCTGAACATAGAATTTAGAAATGGTGTAGGTTTAGATATAGAATTTTGCGACAGTAGACCTATCTGGTCTGCTGATGCAGATGGTAAACAAAAGCCCATGTATTTTGAGGGCTTGGCAGTAGGTATTCCGTTTTTTCTCATCTGTTTCGGGAAAATCGGTGACGTTGAACTAGATAATTAAGGAGATTTAATAATGAAACTAACTTACAAACAAAAGTATATCGCAAAAGCAGTGGCGTTGCTGATTATTTCACCTATTTATGTGCCTGTTATGATTGTATGGGACAATAAACATCTTGTTGTAGACTTTTACAAAGAAACATTTAAGATTATTAGTGGCACACACCCAGACCTAGAGGAAAACAAGGATGGATAAATATCAACAGTTCATACACAAAAGCCGATACGCTCGATGGCTTTCAGAAGAGGGTCGCAGAGAAACATGGGAAGAAACTGTACAACGATATGTAGATTTCTGGGTAAATCGCAAGCAAATTGACAGTAAAACAGCCAAAAAACTGTATGATGGCATACATAGTTTAAAAGTTATGCCCTCTATGCGGTGCTTAATGACCGCAGGAGAAGCTTTAGACAAGGACAATGTAGCAGGATTCAACTGTAGCTATCTTGCTATTGACTCTCCTCGTAGTTTTGACGAGCTTATGTACGTTTTAATGTGCGGAACAGGTGTAGGCTTTAGCGTAGAGCGCAACTTCATCGGTAAACTGCCTATAATTGCAGAAACATTCCACCCAACAGACACTACAATCGTTGTGGCTGACAGTAAGATTGGTTGGGCTTCTGCATTCCGAGAGCTTATTGCGATGCTTTATGCAGGTAAAATTCCTAAATGGGACATGAGCAAGATACGCCCTGCAGGTGCTAGGCTTAAAACCTTTGGTGGTCGAGCAAGTGGCCCACAGCCCCTTGAAGATTTGTTCCGCTTCTGTGTAGAAGTCTTCCAGAAAGCAGCGGGTCGCAAGCTAACATCTATTGAGTGCCATGATGTTGTATGTAAGGTAGCTGACATCGTTGTTGTTGGAGGTGTAAGGCGCTCAGCTCTTATAAGTCTATCTAATCTTTCAGACAATCGCATGGCAAAAGCTAAAACAGGTGCATGGTGGGAAGCAGATGGACATAGACGATTGGCTAATAACAGTGTAGCATATACAGAGAAGCCCGATTTTGAAGCCTTTATTAACGAAATGCGTACACTATATGAAAGTCGAGCAGGTGAAAGGGGACTGTTTAGTCGTGTAGCTGCTAAAAATATTGCAGCTCGTAACGGCAGGCGTGACTCTGAACAGGACTTTGGTACTAATCCTTGCTCTGAGATTATTCTACGAAGCAATCAGTTCTGTAATCTATCAGAAGTTGTGGTGCGTGAAGATGATACACCTGAAACTCTAAAAGAAAAAGTAGAGTTGGCTGCAATCATCGGTACACTTCAAGCAACTCTTACGGATTTTAGATACTTGAGAAACATCTGGTCACGCAACACTCAAGACGAAGCCTTGTTAGGTCTAAGCATGACTGGAATTATGGACAACAAACTTCTATCTGGTCAAGAAAGCCAAGAAGAACTTGAAAAAACATTGGAGATGTTACGTGACCACGCTATTAAAGTTAATGAAAAATGGGCTAAGAAGCTTGGGATTGAGCAGTCTGCAGCTATTACATGTGTTAAGCCAAGTGGCACTGTATCTCAGCTTGTTGATTCTGCTTCTGGCATACACCCTCGCTTTAGCAAGCACTACATTCGCAGAGTACGTAGCGATAAGAAAGACCCGCTTGCAGTCTTTATGGAAGCAGCCGGATTCCCAGTCGAGCAAGATGTAATGTCAGAGTCTTCAGCAGTGTATAGTTTTCCAGTTAAGTCTCCCGACTCTAGTGTTGTAGTAAAAGAGGTGGGTGCAATGGAACAGCTACGGCTTTGGAAGACCTATCAGAACTTCTGGTGCGAACACAAACCAAGTATTACTGTGTACTACACTGATGATGAATATCTTCAAGTAGCACAGTGGATATGGGAAAACTTTGATATATGCTCTGGTATATCACTACTTCCAGTAAGCGACCATGTTTATCAGCAAGCTCCTTATGAGGATATTAGTGCTGAAACTTATGAAGAGTTACTGGCTTCTATGCCCAAGAATGTCAACTGGAACGATTTAGTTTACTTTGAGCAAGAGGATAACACTACAGGCTCACAAGAACTAGCGTGTGTCGGTGGGGCATGTGAAGTAGTATAGGGAGATATTAATGGCAAAGGAAGCTAACATACTATCATTTAGGATAATTGTCAATCATTCGGGAGCCGTCTTAACTGAAATAAGCGGCTTACCCGAAGATAGACTACATGAGATATTTAAAGGAAATGAGCTTGTGCTAGTACGAAAGATTATTCGTGAGGCTAAGCCCAAGCTAGAAAAGATGCACGACTTTCTTGAAAAAGAACTGGCTGCGTTTAATAATACTACCACTTAACCTTATGTGACCAATAACGTGCAGATAGCTTAGATGGCTTGCTATCCTGTGCGTTATGTCTCGCATAATAACTTTTCTTTCGGGCTTTGTCCTTAGCAGTTTTAGGATTCTTGCCTGCACCTCTTACACCTTGTTGACCAAAGCGTATAGTTTTTATTTTATCGCCAACCTTAGCCACAACAACATGTGATTTGGTTTTATGATTAGGTGTACGCTTAGGCTTGTTATATCCGCTAACACCTGCCCTAGCTAATCGAGGGTCTTTCTTTTTGGCTTTACCACCTTTCTTATAATCTTCTCTCATCGTTTCTTTCCTTTATGTAAACCATGTCTAGCGTGTTGCTTACCTTTTGCAGTAGCTTCTCGCTTCTTTTTGTTTGCTGCTGCAAGCTTCTTTCTACCCGCAGCAGTTGACTTGAGTTTCTTTATAGTCTTAGATGGTGCATAAACCTCACCAGTTTTACCGCTAGGCTTTCCGCTAGGTGTACGCCACTTCTGCTTTGTCCAACGCTTCAATGATTTCTGAGATTTTTTAAGAGCCATTTCGTTTTCTCCTTAAAGCTTCCTTACCTCTTTTAGCTATTGCTGCTTGCTGTTTCTTGCCTGCAACCTTAGCTCTCTGTTCCATTACAGTGAGTATTTGTATCTTTCTGGCAAAAGGCTTTTTAATATTTTTAACCTTTCGTACTGTATCTCGTGCATCTTGAACAGTCGCATACTTAATTCTAACAGTGTCCTTTGGGTTCTCGTCAGTATATAACCTACGACCAGAACCCTTTGGTTTTTTGCCAGTCCCTACTTTAGGGTCTTTACTTTTTTTTCTTGGCATGGACTTTCTGTATTTTAAAGTTAGCTTCCAAAGATGCACCTGTATGCGGTACAAATTTACCAGTGTGTTTCATTAAAGTAAAAGAGCCATTCTTTTGTTTCATCCAATGATAACCTTTCGGTGCTTTAACTTTCATTACTTATAACCTCCACCTTTAGCCTTATATTCACGAGCAAGCATCTGAGCCTTTCTCGCACTCCACTGACCACTTCTACCGCCTTTTGAGCCTGCCTTAATCTTCTCAAACAATCTCTTACGCATAGTAGGCTTAGTATAATTCCCTGCTTTGTTGACTGTTGACTTCTTTTTCTTAGCTGCCATGTCACTTCTCCCTTTGTACGCCTTTGGTTTTCTCCATAGTACGCATAGCTCCTAGACCTAACATGCCCATCAACACAGGCATCATTTGACTTAAATCAAGGACTGGAACCACAGTCGTAGATTCAGCCATAGCAAGTGCAAAGTTCGCCACTGGGATAACCAAAAAGTTACTCGCCATGCCAAGCACAGCGACCCAACCGCAAGCCGGTCTCCAACCCGCAACAAACAAACTTTTGTGCGCTGCTTCAGCCTTATTAACTTCAAGTTGAGCTTTCGCAAGCTCCTGTGCATGTCTTTCTGCCATTGTCGAAAGTTCAAATGCGATAGCATTCTTTTTATCTTTGTCCTCTATAAATTTGTCTAGTAATCCTGTAACAGGCCCGATTAATGATTGTAACATAGTATTCTCTCCTTTAATAACTCCACATTACGCCAGTTCCATTACTATCCAAACTGCGGTTGTCGATATGGATAAAACTATTAGCGATTCCAACACCGCCAAATCCCATTTTAATAGCTTCTTGAACGATTTTATATTTCTGTATTCCGTTGGTGACTTTAATATCTGCTGCAATACCTTTGGCATGTGTTCCCGGTTTCTCCTTACGCTTTTCGATTGAGTGGTCAGGGCTTCTGTATCCACTTGTTATAATAAACGGAAAGCCACACGCTTCCCGCAGTTCATCGAGTCTGTGTATAAAGTCTATACACATCTCGTTTTCTCCTGTCTCTTGACAGTTGAAATCTTCTAGTTTAAAGTATTTGAATTGGCTCACATTAACACCCCACTTATGTTAAAGGTAAATCGTTTTTCAGGGTCATCGCTAACATCTTGAGCAGCGTGTACTAATTCACCATACTTATCTTTTGCATCTTTAGTTCTATCGCTCTTAGCAGAATCAAAGTCGTATTTGTCTGGTAAGACTTGATACTTGCCGTCACCTAAGTCTTTAAAGTTAAATGCACCAATAGTTGTAAACATTTCAAACGATGGGTCAACCATAGAAGTCAACGCTAAGTCTACTAAATCTTGGTCTTCTCGCTTACCTTTGTAAAACTCTGAAGGTGCAGTGCCGTTTCTCATTAGAGGATAATCTCTGTACTGAACACTTGTACTGCCTCGTGCCTTTGCATTTTCTATAGCAGTTTTAAGAACATCTTGCTGTTTAGTTCCAAAGCCCTCAACACGCACATCAGGCACTTCCATATCTAATCCTAGCTTGTTACCTAGCATATAGCGAGTAAACTGTACCGCATTCTCAGGCAGAATATTTACACCTGCTCTAAGTTTACGTTTAGTTTCTCGCAGAATAGGCGGCAGTGTCTCGTCTTTTAAAGTTGTAATCTCTTCCTTAACAGTATCAACTAGCTCACCTGTTTTCTGTGCTATGCTACCGCCTACGTTGCCTACAAATATCATTCCTTTCATGCTTGCTTCTTTAGCAGTATCAACAAACTCGCTTGTTTTTTCGGCTACAGTATCAGCTATTTCGCCTATCTGCTCCAAGCCTCCTGTGTCTCCTGTAGTTCCCGCAGTATTTTCTGCAGTCCTACCCTCTGAGCTAAAGTCTGCACTCAACACTCCATCAACAAAGTTTTTGAAACCTGATAGGTCGCTTTCTTCTTGACGTAAAGCACCAGACATATTCTCTGCGGTTCTTCCTTGACCACCAAAGCTAGGCAGCCTAATTGCAGCTAATCTTTCTCTAAGAGTTTTCTTGGGTTCAGTACGCTCAACAACAGGCTCAGGAGTTTCAGAAATCTTAGGTTGACCTGTAGCACCAGTCATGTTTTCTGCGGTACGACCCCTAGAACCAAAGTCCATAGTTAAAAGCTTTTTAAGTATAGAACCTGTTTTAGTGGCTGATTCTGATACTGTGTCGGTAACTTTACCTACAGCGCCCGACAAGGTATTAGAAACACTCTCATAAAGTTCGCTAGGCTTAGTATCATATTCAACCTGTTCAATCTTAACTTCGGGAGTGGGGGCAACTATAGGCTCGGCTTCCTGTACCGCTTCTGCCTGCTGCACTGTTCCTGTTCCTTGAGGTTTTTCAAGCTTTAAAATATCTCCGGCATAGATTAAATCTACATCCTTAATATCGTTTATTTCAGCTATTTCCTGTATAGTCATGCCTTGCTCTTCAGCAATCTTAGTAAGAGTATCTCCCCTCTTGATTACATATCCACCCTCAGAGAACATTGCAAGACCTTTTAATATGTCTTCCCTCATTTTAGGAGTTATTTTAATTGTAGGCAATTTTACAGTTCCATCCCATCGCTGATATTCTACATCCTCAATTTCAACGCCATATTTTTTACCAAAGTTATTATTTAATAGTTTTATTAAAGTTTTATTATAAAAATCATCAAACTTTTGACCGCCATAATTAACTTCTATATCTTCTTCTAATCTTTGTACTCCTTTTGCATTAGGTTCTGCATTTAAAAGTTTTTCGGCTTTTTCCTTACCAAGTGATTTGTTTACAAATGTTTCAAATTCTTCTTTGCTGTCAAATATCTCAGTGTGTGTTGTTTTCTGTACAAACGGAGTATCCATACCATCTTCGGGTCTTGTTTTAAAGTTGGTATAGCCTTCAAAAACATACTCTCCACTATTGGGTTCATAGTAAAATCCAACGCCATTATGCTCTTTTAGTTTATTGTTCCTAAGTTTTTGAATGCGACCAGTTGTAAGCGCAAGCTGCTCATATCCTTCTTTTGCTGCAATCATCATAGCTTGTTTTAGCCCTACTAAAGCCCACTTCTTTTCATCTTTTAGCGGTAAATTTGGAACTAATCTGCGCTTACTGCCCATATCTTCAAAAGTTTGTGATAGCTCTAAATATTGTGTATGCACAGCTTCTCTGACTCTTTCAAAATATTGTATTTCCTTTCGAATGCGGTCAGCTCTAGGTGACTGTAATTCTTCAGCAGTCATATTTTCTAGAATATCTTCTAGGTCTTCAATCTCGTCACTGAAGCGGTCTATCTGAAAACCTAGTGTTTCTAAGTCTTCTTCAGTATTTCCTGCGTAATACTCTGCATCTGATTTAGCATATCCTGCACCCCTTTTTCCTGTAGCTGCTTGAGATTTATCAGACTGAAGCTCATCAATTAATAAAGTTCTTCTTAGATTTTCAGTTGGCGTTATATCAGCCAACCTTATATGCAATAAAGGATTTTTAATTGATGGAAAATGACCACTATGTACATAATCTTTTTGTAACTTTTTAAATTTATCTTTTAAAGCAAGTACAACTTCTCTGTAGTTTTCAGTATCTTGCCCTTCAAAACTAAAATCCATGTGATGAGGTTGTGCCTTAAAATCTTTTCCGTGTACATATCTTTCTACATATTCGTCAAAAAAATCATTAAGTAATTTGTCATACTCAGCAGGAGAATCAACAGCTAGGTCATCCATTAAATTTAATTGAAACGGATAATTTGCAGTCATAAACCTTTCAAAATCCTCGTCAATTCCGCTATTAAACATATCTTCGGCTTGAGGGTCAGTAGGAATGTCATCAGTTGCTTCATTTCTAAATTCTGGTGATTCGTCATCTGCACGTTTAGGTACTCTTCCAACATAAACATCATAGTCAAATCCGCTGTTTTCAAAAAAATCTACAACTTCTTCTCTAGTAACTTTAGGTTTATCTTTAAAATAGCTATTAGCGCCTGTCCACTCTAGCTCTTCTTGAGAAACTTTGCCCTCAAGACGTTTTAACATTACTTCGCCTGTATTAACATTATCTTTAATCTTAGAGGCTTCTTTAGCTGCAAGACTAAAAAATCCAGAAGCTTGTTTGGGTGCAAAATAACTAGCAAGTTGTTTAGCTGCCTTGCCTCCTGCCGAAAATCTATGTCTTGGGTCATTCGGGTCAAAAGCTACAGCTTCAATAGACTTAAACTGTTGAGGGTCAAATGCAATATAAGAGAAGTCATCATCATTTATATAGCTTTTTTCTAATTTGTTTTGATATTTAATCCCATCATATCCAAAACCTTTTAACATATTTTGAACATCTATGTTTAATTCTATTCGCATTAACTCATATTCTATTTTATCTAGCGCTGTTTCTCTAACGTGAGTTTTTATCTCATAAGCTTTAGCCATAAACTTTTCTATTTCATCAATAGTTTCAGATGAAATTTTAGTTCCTGATGCTTTTAAGTTAGTTAAGAACTCTCTAGCGCCATCTTCTTCCATAAAGATTTCTACAGCATCCCAAGTTCCTGCAACATTCTCCATCTCATCATCAAAAGGCTTGTATAATAATGGTTTCTTAATATTAACAACGCCTTCTTCGATAATATAGTTATCTAAATTAACTTTATTGCCTTTTGACTCAACTGCTGTTACAATAGCATTTAGCATAGAATCATACTCTTCTTGAGTTAATTGATTCTTTTTAACTGCATATAAATCGGCAGCTTGTCCTGAATCGAAATAATCAAAGAGCATATCTCTAAGTTTTATGTTATCTGCAGCACCTTTTGTTCCTAAGTGTGCACCCAGTTCTCGTGGCATTCCAAAAGACATGAAATAAGACACATCACTAAAGAATCGTTTTGCACGGAATATTCTTCTCTTAACTTGAGAGTCTTTTAAAAATGTTTCAATCTTAGAGTCTCGTTGAGCATCAGTCAATGTTACATCAAAAGAATCTTCAGGGGTTAATTTTCGTGGCGGTTTAAATTTTGTAAGGTCTACATTGCCTCGTGCTGCAATTTTTAGAAGGGCATTTTTAGCAACCTTAGTGGCTCCAACATCAGAAATAATACCGCCAAAGAACTCACCGCCTTTATGTTTTAGTCTTGACTCAACAAAATCATGTAAAAGGTCAATAGTGTCTTTATCAAAATTAGCAAGTGAAGCTTTACTTAATTCATCTTCATCTAAATCAATTTTCAATAATTTATAATTATTTTTAAATGTTGCAGAAACATCAGAAACAAGCTTATTCAACTGACCTGTAGGGTCAATTCTTTCTTTATTATGTTGGATAAACTCTAAAGCCTGATAGTGGTCTTCATCAACAGATAGTTCATCTCGTGCTTCTGCAAACTTTACAAGAGCATCATCATAATCTGTAGCAGCTAGTGCAGCTTTTAGTTTTGGTTTAGACTCAACATCTGTTATTTTTAAATTTCTATTTTTAATAGAATTAACAACTAAAGCTTCAGCAAGAGCAATCGCATCTGTTTCATCAGCAGGATTTTGTACTATCTCATATACACCGCTTTCAATCTGTCTAGATAGGCGCTCAACTTCTTCGTTGCTCATTATATTATCAGTAGAGTTTGCCAAAGGTCTTGAAAGCTCGTCTGTAAACTCGTCTGCTGATTTTGCTTTTCGACCCAAGAAATCTACAAGAGTGCCTGCAACTTCGCCACCTAGCTTATATCCTGTTCTAGTTGCTCCGGGAGCTGTTGCTTCTACATCAAACTCCGGGATTAAAAAGTCGGTAAGCTTCTCTTGTTTTTCTCTTAATCCTCTTCGATACTGTTTAACTCTCCAGTCTCCAAGAATATTTTTACCAAAGTATGAACCAGAAAGCACAGGAACTTTTGTGCCTAGTGTAGGTATAACGCCTTGCTGATACAGACTCATGGCATCTGAACCTAGTGGGCCTAAAGGCATAGCTAAGTAAGAAGCAGAGTTTCTTGTATATTTTGCAGAAGTTCTTGCTCTATTAAGAGAATCTAAAAGAAGGCCATTACCACCCCAACGAGCGATGGAATCATAAATTATTTCATCCGTATCTTTATTACGCTCACTTTCACCATTAGTTCTGAGATAGTTAGTATATCTTGCCATGCCTGTCATTATTGCAGCAGCAGGAATTATTTTTCCAAAAAGTCTTCCTCTTGGGTCTTTGATTGCTCCTTTAGCCATTCCTTTAAGAACAGTATTGCTAAATGCAGCAGGATAACTTAATAGTTGAAACAGAATAGATGTTTTAGGGTTAGCCATTAAGAAAGGTTTATTTCCCGCAAGTCCAGTAGGCTGTAGAATTACAGAGTTAGTATATCGTGCTGCTCCTGCTAAATATGAGTTTTTATAAAAATCATCTTCTACTTTAGCGCCACTCTTGTACCATTTTACAGCATCTTTATAATCTATACCAAGTTCAGCAAGCTCCCCTGCTTTTCGTTTGCCCAGTGAATCTAGCTCTCTGTTTCCAAATTTAGCTAAGAACTCAATATTGCTTTGAATCATATTCTTTCCGCTTCTGTACGAAACATTCTGAACAAACTTAGTCCACTGGTCTAGAAAATTTAAACGGAAAAATTTATTACTTGCTTTTTGCATTGTTTCATTTATAAGAGCATCACCAGTAAGCCTATCTCCTAGCTGACCCATTTCCTGCTCAATATAAATACTAAAGTTTCTCATTTCAGCAAAAGCTTCTTTAGCAGTCAAGCCATGTTGATTTTGCAGTTTAGTTTCTAAATCTTTAGTAATTCTTTTGTGAGACATACTTAAAGCATCTCCCAACCCTTTTACTGAGTTGACAAAACCTGCCTTGCTAAGATTCAACATTATTTCTGTTAAACTAGATACAGTAGCCAAACCTAAGTAAGCTACTCTATTTACTAAGCTATACGCATCTGCAGCAGTTTGCACTTTTCTGCCGTAACGCTCAAGCCCCTCTCCAGTTTGAGTTCTATAAAGTTTTTCTAAATTAGCATACATGTTATTAGTAAACTTCTCGCCCTTACCTTCTACTTCTTTTTTGATTCTGGCGATATAGAATTTTTCAAAGTCTTTAAAATTGTTTACACCTAATACACGATGCTTAGCTAAAGACTTGCCTGCCTGAAAAGTGTAGGCGTGGAAAGTAGTCAAAACATCAGAGTTTAAGAACTCTTCAAAATCTGAGTCATTTCCAATAGTGTTAATTTTTCTTTTAGCTGAAAAGAAATATCCAGAGCCGTTTCCGCTGTCGATTTGATTATCTAAGTCTAGCATGTTTTTTACAGTTCGTTGAGCACCTGCGGGGGTCATGCCTGCTTTATCAACAAAAAGCTTTGCAAGTTTTTCTGGATTAGCCTCAATAGCACTTCTGCTCCACATACGAGGAACATAGTTATCTGTCATTTCGTTGATGACTTTTATTTTTTGTAGTCTTGTACCCATGTCACTATACATTTCACGAATCTCTGCAGCAGCTCTATTGATAGCTTTGTTTACAGAATCATCAAAGTTTGCGTGTTTTATGGGCGTGGGGCTTCTAAGACTTTTACTTAAAGCATCATTTACTTCGTCAGCAAACTTAGTAGAAAAATTACTTAAAGAAAGTTCTTCAACAATTTGCCTAAATGTTTCATTATATCTACCAGTTATTTCTCGCTGCACTTCAAACAAGTCTTTTTCAATAACTGTTTGTTGAGGAGTTAAAGGTTGATATTCTTCGGCAAACTCGTGATGCAGTTTTTTCTGCAACTGTCGAGCTGTTCCAGATAAAGAAACTAAAGGAGTTAGAATTCCTGCTGTTTTACCATAAAAATTAGATGTTAAAGAAGCTGCCATGTTAAACAACGATTGTTGTATAGCTTTGCGCTTACCCTTTCTAGTCGGTTCGTTTTTAGCTGCATTTCTAATTTCAGAAAGAATTTCTTTTCTAGAACGCTCACCACCGCCTAAATCAGACACAAACTTGCTTACTGCTTGAACTACAGGGTCTTGAGGATTTGATTCATCAAAATCAAACAACTCACCTTGAGTTCCTTCAGGAGCATCTGTGTCTATACGAGGCGTATCTATAGCAGCTAATATTTTTTCATCTACATCAGGCTCAAACAGGTCTAGTTGTTTAACGCCTTCAAAATTTTCTGCATCTTCTTCTACTCTTTCAATCCTAAAGGGCTGTGGTTTATCAGTTTGAGTTTTGAGTTTACGTATACCCTTGCCTGCTAAAGAAAATCCTCCAACAAGAATAGGGCCAAACGCAGCGCTTATGCCTGTTATTTTAGCAACATCTTCCCAGTTTCTACCTTCTCCAGTTCCTAAAGTTTCAAAAAGGTCTTGTCTTAGGAGTTCATCGCCTCCTCCATAAAGACCTGAAATTAAAGATGCAGACTTGTATGGATTATTAACAGCAGCAGCAGTAGTAGCCTGCAACATGCTATATAGTTTTTTAGTGGCTTGTCTTTTAGCTGCAATAGAAGCGGTTTTAGTTGCAATAGCTCCTGTGCCTAATGTAGTCACACCTGCACCAATAGACAGCAGTGTTTCTGGATTAAACACAAAGTCAGTTACATTGTCATAGATAGAGGTTGCCCATTGTCGAGCACCTTCAGGACTAACTTGCTCCCAACTTTTTAAAAGAAAATCTAAATCTTCTTTTACATCTTGTGGAGCATCTTGTAAATTATTTATTGCAGTAATTTTAGTTTCTAAGCGATTTTGAAAATCTCGCATGGTTTCATTAATATCGTCAGTGTTAAATGAACCTGCTGAGTCTAGTAGAAAATCACCCATTCCTCGTTGCTTGTTTAGATAATCTGCAACATTTTCAGCTTTCATAACTACGATAGGGTTTTCCCTAAAATCGTCTGTATTGCTTTGACTTGTTAAAGGCCCAGTATCAAATAGTTCATCATATGAATATGCGTACTCATCTGCGCCTGTTCGGATAACTTGTCCGTTTTTAAATTCAATTGCCATCTATAAAATTCCTTTAATTACTTAATTTTAATTTATTCGGTTTCTTCTTCTTTCTCACCTAAATAAAGTTTGGCATATTCATCATATAATGTTTGAAAATTATTTTTAAATTTGTCGAGTGTTTTTTCATAAAGCTCTAATTGTTGTGGAGTAGAAAACTGTTTTAATTCTTCAAAGCCTTCTTTTCTTTTTTCATATCTTTCTGCTGCTTTAACTAACTCCTTATAACGTCTATATTTCATAAGGTCTTTACTATCACCTTGGCGTGTTTCCTTTACACTAAATTTTGTTTTTGTAGGCTCTGGTATGTCTTGCAACAGAGCAACAGTAGAGAATGTAGCGCTATCAACCTCTACAGTTTCTGGTTCTTCAGTTTCTTCTTGCTGCGTGGGTTCTACTGATTGAGTTTGCAATATTTTAGTAATTGCTGCATCATTTAGTTGTTGTTTATTTATTTCAGCAGCGTTTAAAATTTCATCAAATAAAACTGGGAAAAGCTTAAAAGTATCTTCAAAGCTTCCATATCCTCCCTCGTCTCTAGATTTTTGAATTGTGTTTATAATTTTAGTTCTTTCAGGTTTAGGCATTTTCATGTATTCTTGATACATTGTACCAATGTTTGCTTCTAAAAATTTGTTAAAGGCTTCTTTACTGTTTGAACCTATTTTACCTTTTCTTAATGCTTCATCAAATGCCATCACAGTATAAAACATGTTTCCTTTACCTACACCCCCTCCTACTATGTTAGTATCTGAAAAATTCTCTTTTGCTTGAAGTAAGTGCATTTCTAAAGCAATGAACTTTCCTACCTCTGGCTGACCAAATTTGTCTTGTTCTGCTTTTATTCCTCCATATACAATAGAGGCTTGCAAATTAGCTTCTTGATTTTTTAAGAATGTATTAGCTGCTTCTTTGCTGCTATCTGAAATATTAGAGTTATTTAAATAGTCTTCTCTATACTGTTGAATTATTTTAGCATCATCCGTACTTAAATGATTTGTAAGAAATGATTTACCTGTATCTAACATTACTGGATTGTTTAGTATATTTGACAGATTGATGCTAGTGCTTCGATGATTAGATGAAGTTAATGTTTGATTAATTGGATTTAATTGTCCATTAGCGCCATATCCTGCAAGATACGTACTAACTAAATTACCTTTTTTACCATCTGAACCTTTAACAAATTCTGAAACCTGAACAACAAATTTACTGCCCATTTCATTTCCGTAGTTATCAAATACTTTTTGTTCTTTTAAGTCACCAACTTCTAGTATTGTATCAGGATTTCCATAGGTTGTTATGTTATGTTTTTCTACATAATCTGCAACAGCATTATATATTAAGCCATCTCTTTGGTCTAAAGAAACTTTTCTTGCGCTCTTTAAGTCTACTAGTCCTTTTCTATACTTATCATTTGCAGCTATAATATCTGCATTGACATTGTTTGTCAACTGTTTTAGTCCGGGAAGATTTCTAATTATACTGGCTCGGTCTGCAGCTAGAGCTTTTGCATTTGTAAGATAATCATCTCTGCTAATATTATCAGCATTAAAAGCTTTAGTAAGGTCAATATCATCTTGAATTGATTTCATATAGCCTTTATAATTATCTTTAGCAATTAAATGCGCTAAAGCATCAACCTGAGTTTCGCTGTATTGTGTTCCTGTATATTTATTTACAAGTTCATTTTTAACCTTACCAGTAAAATCATGCAAATAATAAGCATCTACACCACCATCATATGCTTTTGCTTTTTGTTCGTGTTCAGTAGCTTTAATATTATTTGCAATAATATCTTCAGCACCTATCGTTCTTAGAACTTGATTCTCAGCATTTATAAAATTATTAGTTCTTTGTTGCATATAATCTTCAGCTACACTGATAGCAACTTTTCCCGCCAATGCTTTCCATTGATTTTTTCTGGCTTTCTTTTCTTCTTCTTTTCTTAGCTTATCACTTCTATCACGAATATTAGCTAAAAGACTTTCGCCATACGCTATTGAATTTTCAAATTCTGCCATTTTTCTATCCTTCAGGTTGAGCCATAAGGCTAGGTTGTTGTTCTACCATTTCAACTTCTGGTTGTGCTAACAAACTATCTACTTCAGGAAGGTTCTGCATATCTGCAGCCATTTCTTCATTAATAACAGTTTGATTAGCTATCATACCTTTTTGAGATGCAGTTTCTTTTAGTTCATTTATTTTGCCTTCTCGCATCTCCAAACCAAATACATCGCCTTCTTCTTCTTCATTATCTATTTTGATGTCTAGGTCTAAACGCTCTGCAAGCGCTATTAACATATATGCAAGAGGCTCTGCAAGCATTATCATTAAATCGGGATTAAACATTCCGTCTTGAAACTGTTCAAATAAAATAACTTCTACTAATGTCATAATTGGAACGCCTTTAGATACTCCAATCATTAAGTTAGCATATCTTTCATCTGCAGTTATAAAATCCCACAGATACATAGAAGCTTCGTGTACATCTGTAAACTTAGGAGCTTGTTCATACGGAGCAGGATTGTCAGGGTCTGAAGTTAAAGACTGGCCCGGAATCGGTCTGCCCATCTTTGATGCTTCATTTAAATAAATGTCTTGATTCATAACTATCTAGCTCCCTATGTATTATAAGTTATTGGCTGATACCCTGTGCCTTTTACCATGGTGTTTATGTAAGCAGTGTGAGCTGCAGCGCCCATAGTGCTTTGATAATATGGAGACCCAACACCGCCATTAGCAGTAACTTCCATTTCTCTTGCATTCATGTCAACACTAGCATAGCCTCCATAGGTTACTTCAGGTGCATTATATACATCAACTCTACCCTGAGTTCCTCTTCGTGTGTCTACTTCGGTAGGGTCAACAAATTCTAAAAACTCTGTTTTTAACATTTGCTCACCTCTATCCGCTAATGTATCTACAGTACCTTCAGTAACTGCCTCTCCAAATGTTCTGTTGTCTAAAATTTCATCATACTTGTTTTTAGCGGTATCTGCCAAGTTTTCAAAAAATGTTTTTCTTTCTACTTTTGGCATATCTATTTTAGGTTTATAACCTTGTATGTCTGCTGTTACTTGTTCCTGCATATCTCCAAGCATATCTTGATTGCCTGTATTCATTTCAACAGTAGCGGGTTTATCTAGCAAACTTTCTTGAGTGCTTGTACCTGTTACATCTGTAGGTGCTAGGTCGGCACTTTGTTGTGATGTTATATCTGCCTGTGCCTGTTGCCCACTTAAATCTGGCCCCTGCTCCATAGCTGATTTTTGAAAAGCTTTATTAGGTGTAGGAGTAATATCTTGAGTAAAGGCATCTACAACTTTCGCACCTTGAGTTGTGACAGTTTCAGAAACCTTAGACCATGCACTATTCGGGCCTGTAAAGAAAGTATCTGATGCAGAATCTCCCAAAAACTTTGGCATTAGGTCAGACATTCCGGGAATTTTCTTTAAAGCTGTTTTAGAAAATTCTTTTATAAAGCTAGAAACTCCATCAGTTACTGTGCGAAATGCTGCATGAGAGCCTTTAGCAAATTTATATCCTGCCTCAAGAACTTTGCCTGCACCCTTTAAAATAGGATTACCTGCTGATGTTAATGCTGTTATTCCTTTGCCTACAGCACCGCCAACAGCACTACCAATACTCGAAAAAGCACTTCCAAGCATTGCACCAATAGGCGTAAACATAAGAGCTAGCTGACCTACAATGCCAATCTTACCCATAAACTTACCTATCTTTTTAAAAGCAGACTTAATGCCTTTGCCAATACTTTTAAAAGCAGACTTAACGCCTTTTTTAATTTTTTTAAATACTTTACTAAAAAATCCCACTGGTATAGTCTCCTATTATGATAATGCGTTATCTAGTGCATTAATGAAATAACTTGTATCTTCTTTCTTTTTGAATACTGATTCATTACCAATAGCTGTTGCAATCATCTGTGCTCTACGCTGTTGGTCATTCTCATAAGCTTGACGAATATAATTAGCTTCATCACGCAGTTGCTGCCAAAGCTGAGCTTGTTGTTGAGAGGTTAAGTTATAAGCAATTTGTGCATTTTGTTGGTTTGCTGCATTTAATGCTGCGGTGTTAGCTGTATTAGCTTGTCTACGCCATGTAACATTAGACTGCTCAACAGCCTGAGCATTTGCAGCATTCCATTGGTCACGTTGAAAGTCTTGAGCTTCATTAAACTTTTCAACATCTATTGCTAGTTGCGCTTGAAGTTGTGAAGCTTGTAACTCATTCCCTGCCTCAATTGCTGCTCGTCTATTAGCTTCTGTAGCATTAAACTGTTCACGAGCAGAGTTTGCAGAAGAGTTATACTGTTGTATTTGCGTAGCTAACTGTGCCATAAACTGTTCTGTTTGTTGGTCGCTAGTTGCTGCAAACTGTCGTGCTGCATTTTCTGCAGCCTGAGTAGTCAGCATAGCCTGTTGACGATTTTGAGTTGTCAGTACATTTGATTGTTGTTCATTGCTCAAGTTAGCCATATCCATTTGTAAAAATGCTTGAGCATTCTGTACAGCAAGTTTTGTGTTCTTATCTAAATTAGCTACATCCATATTCGCCATTGTGGTGGCATTTTGCATAGCAGCTTGTTGTTCTGCAGTAAAAGACATAGATGTCATGCTTTGCATAAACTTACTATTAGCTAATGCTACTTGTTGTTCTGCATTAAATGAAGCCATATCAAAATTAGCACTAGTCATTGCATTTTGTATTGCTGCTTTCTGGTCTACAGTAAGTTGAGCCTGATTCATGTCAGCAGCTATCTTGCCCTCAAGCAAGTTAGTTTGCATTCTGTTGTTAAGGTTAGCTAATTCTGTTTGCTGTGCTGCTGTTAAGTTTTGAGAATCTGCTTGATTCAATGCAGTCAGATTAGCCAAACGCATTTGTTGGTCATTGCTAAGATTAGCCATTTCCATCTGCTGTTGAAAGGCTGCATTTTTCGACAAAAAGTCCGCTGCAATTTGTTTATCTTGAGCTGTAGCATTTTGAATAGCTTGAGCGTTGCTTTGTGCAATAGGTAGGGCACTTTGTATAATCGCATTAAATAGTGCATCTCGCCCTACACTAGAAGCACTCATACCACGCTTAGCTAGGTTAGCTTCAACCTTAGCAAGTGCAGGTCTAGCCCATGTAGGAACTTCGCCATCTTCCATTCCTGCCATTAAGGTTTCCATCTGAGCACTTACAAGAGCTTCTTCGGGCAACCCAGATAAAGTGCTTCTTACACTCTCTGGCATGTTTTCCATTTCTTCTGCAACTAACTCTGGATTATCTGCAAGCTGTTGTGCAATCTCAGAATCTTTAAGACCTTGAGTTTTTAATTTCTGTATTACTTTATTTTTGCTAATTGTTCGCTTTTGAAGTTGGTCAGCTTCGTACATGCTCATTATCTGAGCTGCCTCACCATCAGGTGCAGGTTCACCTGTTATAGCTTCACGAGCTTTAATTTCAGCAGCCTTTGTAGCTTCAATGGTAGCTACCTCGCCAGTTACTTTATCTACAAAAGCATCTGAGCTTGGGTCAAAGTCTACAGCATCAGCCATAGCTTCTTGCTCGGCTTGTGCATCTCGCTGAGCTGCTTTAGCTCTTTCTGTCATTGTAACGTCTGCTGTTTGAGCCTGAGCCTCTTCAGAAACTTGACCTTGAGCTGCCTGAGCTTCTACGCCTGTAGCTGTAGCTGCATCAAACTGTGCGCCTTCCATATCTTCAGGGGCAGTAACCTGAATAGGTGCTTGTTGTTGAGCAGCAGGAGCCATTGTAGGAGCATCAATAGTTTGTTTACCTACAGTGCCTGCTTGACCTACAGTTTGTATCTGGCTTTGCGGTGTTACAGTTCCTGCAGTATTTGGATTAATTAAATCTACATCCATTGTAGGCGCTGTTACTTCAGGCTGTTGCTGCTGAATAGAAGTGGGTGCTCCTCCGAAATCTTTTTCCTGAGTCACTATAGTTCCAGTAGGAAGATTTGTTCTTTTATCTTTATTCTTTGAAGAAGAAGCAGGAGATTTATTGTGAGCAGGGCTAGAGGGGTCATGGGGGTCCCAACCATTTCTACGTTTAGTATGGCCTCCCGAATGTAACTTTTTCATATCTTTATTCATCTTTTAATTCCTATTCTTTATCAACAGACTTGCCCAACAATCCCTGTACAGTTTTGCTTTCGTATATACGTAAGCCTAACCAGATAATTGTTAGCAATGAAGCTATTGGAGGCAACCAAGCTACAAGGCTAAGTACGCCTGTACTAGCTGCTGCAACATCTATTACCTGTTTTGTCTCTTCCTCAATATCGCTCAGTTGCACTTTGCGCCTCCTGAATTATTTTAAAAAGTTTACAAATGCGTAGGTCATGCCTACAATGGCAGGTACAGCAACTATAGTAACAACTATACCAGTGAATATTTTTACTACTAAATCACGATTCTTTGCAGCTTTATATTGACGTTGTTTTTCTTCGTCTCTGCGTTTACGTTTACAATCAGCTTGAAACTGTAACCAGTCATCATACAGATTAGCTCGACCTGCATATATCATCAACTCTCTAAGTTCCTCTTCTTGTTGCTTGAGAGACTCCAAAGCCATGAAAGCTTCCATATCAGACTTGCTACCATTCTTTTTAGCTTTCTTTGCTATCTCACTTTTAGAATCAAAGTATGATGCAGCTTGTTTTGCTACTCTAGTTAAATCCTGCCCATTAGCTATTGTTTGCTTTATTACAGCAAAAGCGGAGTTAGCAATAGCTAGTTCAGCAAGCATTACCACGGCACTCCGACAGTCACAGACGGAGTGGCTTGTTCCGCAAGGTCAGCATCGAGGGTAGCCTCAAGAGCTTCAGTGTCTAAGTCAGCCTGTACCCAAGCAATAACATCTGCTTCTGTGAGGTCAGCATAGGATACATAGCCCTCTGCGCTTGAGTCTGGAGTAAAGCTAACAGAACCATATAATGAGGCTTTGTAATCACCAGATGTCTTAGAAACTTGCCAGTGGGCTACGATTACGCCCCCATCAGTGTTGCTTTCTAGTGTTGATATTGTGTAGTTCATATTGGTTGTTCTCCAATTTAAATAGCTGATATGATAAAAGCAAGTAACTCGCTATAGCGAACACCCATCCTAGTTTTTTCTTCATTGGTTTCTTCGTCAGTCCATGTAGTGCTAATAAACATCCCATAGTCACTCGCATCAAGACCTTCAGCCGAGAAAGCACTTTGTAAGTCTTGTGCTATAATTCCAAAATGAATACGTGCTTCATCACCTTTGTCAACTACTTTATCCTTCCAACGGAATTTACGTAATAAACCTTTAGCGGCTACAGCGACACGTTGTTCTGCTTCCGATAGTTCAGCAATATCTTGTTTTTCATTTCGGTCAGATGTTTGAATAGTTCCATTAGTAGCATAAATATCATCAAAACGAATAGATGAAAATCCTAAATCAATAGCGTTGTCTCGGCTAGTACCGCTAGCTTGCACTGGGTATATACTATCAACATTATTGTCAAAACGTATGCCAGTGTCTCCATTAACTATATACAAGTCAGAGCCAACACTGCCCAATGAACCAACAGCACTACCATCTCTACGTATTGCAATAATATCGCCTTGTGTGTCTAGGCGATTAAAATAGCTTACTATTGCACTGCTTCTAGTAAAAGAAGTAGGGCCATTTGGGTCTAATAGTATTCCTGTATCGCCCCCTGCTCCCGAACTATATAGTGTAGTGCTTGTTGTTCCAACTAAAACATTTCCACTAGTGTCTATTTTCATAGCGGAACCTGCATTAGTATAACCAGAACCAGAACCAGTTAAAAACTCAATGCCACCGCTTGAAACAGAGTTTGCAATTTGTAAAGCATTTTCATCAGTTGAGGCTTGACCCATGTGTCCAATAGCAGACACCTGTACTCCACCATCTTGTTCAAACACTATGTAGGGATTATCAGCTTCTTCATTATTATCTGTATCAGCTTCTAAAATAAGAGTTGCATCACCAGACGTACCTGATGAAATATGGAATGTACCTTGAGGACTTGTAGTGCCTACTCCCACTTTACCATCGGCTTTAAAAGTCATTCTTTCTGTGTTGTCAGTATAAATACCCAACGTGTCTGGAAAAGAAGCATGAGCATTATCTCGCCCAATAATCTTTGTTTTATCTGAGGCATTACCAAAATGTAAAACACCAGAGCCACCACTTTGACCAATTTTAACATCACCAAATATCTCAAGTTTTTCATCTGGGTCTGTTAAACCTATGCCCAACTGACCAGAGGAGTTAATCCTCATACGTTCTGAGGCATTAGTATGGAAACGCATATTGTCTTCGGGGTGGTAATAAAATATCTGTCCTGCATCAGCCCCATCGTTAAAATAAACACTACCGCCATTGGTAGCATCAGAATGTAATTTAAGGTCAGCCCAACCTGCCCCTGCATTAACTCTTATTTCTTCTGAGGCACTACCTGCACCTACTGTTAAACGAGTAGAAGGCGTAGTCCCTATACCCACGTTGCCAGAGGAGTCAATTCTCATGCGTTCTGCTAACGTTGTTCCCGATGACGTATGAAAAGCTAGTTCACTGCTATAAGATGAAAACTTCGGACCAAATGCTTTTAAGTTAATGATAGATACATCACTTGAATAACTGCCGTCAATAGCTAAACCAGAACCATAGCTTGCATTAACACTAGGCGTATTGAAGATTGTGCTACTACCTGTGCCTATTGTCCCTATAACAGAACCTGCCGTAGATACTGGCAAATAAGAAAAAGCCGTTGTGTTGTTTACAGTTAAAGCTGCAGCAGTTGTAGTGCCTGTAAATGTAGGAGAAGCTAAAGGAGCTTTAGCATCTAATTGAGTTTGAATGGCGCTTGTTACACCATCTACGTAATTAAGCTCAGTTGTAGTAGCTGTAACGCCATCAAGAAGATTTAATTCTGTTGCGGTAGAAGTTACGCCATCCAGAATATTTAATTCTGCAGTAGTTGAAGTAACACCATCTAAAATATTCAGTTCTGCAGTAGTAGATGTTACGCCATCCATAATATTTAATTCAGAAGCACTTGCAGTAATGCTTAAATCTGACAAACTAGAAACAGTACCTTTTGCATTTAACTGAGTCTGGATATTGCTTGTAACACCATCAACATAGTTTAGTTCTGCTGTGGTTGCTGTAACACCATCCATAATATTTAACTCTGCTGCGCTTGCTGTAACTCCATCCAGAATGTTAAGTTCAGCAGCAGTAGAAGTTACACCATCAAGAATGTTAAGTTCTGCAGTAGACGATGTAACACCATCAAGGATATTTAACTCAGCAGTTGTTGCTGTTACTCCATCAAGAATATTAAGCTCTGATGCAGTTGATGTAACACCATCAAGAATATTAAGTTCAGCAGTTGTAGAGGTAACACCATCAAGGATGTTTAGTTCGGTAGCTGTTGCGGTAACTCCGTCAAGAATATTAAGTTCTGCAGTAGTTACTGTAGCTCCATCAAGAATATTAAGCTCAGCAGCCGTTGATGTAGTTGCTAATGAAACAGCACCACTTGAAACTGTGAAATCATTAGAATCAAAAGAAGCAATACCTTTATTAGAAGTTGTTGCATCTTCTCCTGCTATTGTGATAGCGTTACCTGTTGCGGAAGTATCAATCCCTTCACCGCCTGATACTGTAAGTGTTTCTGAATCTAAGTCAATAGCAATTGTACCAGAATCAGTAGTAATGTCTACATCTTGTGCAGTTACCTGTGCATCTACATAGGCTTTAATAGATTGTTGAGTTGCTAAAGATGTTGCGCTGTCGCTTGACAAGTCATCTTCGTCTAAGACTGCTGTAACTGTTGAGCCTGAAGCAAGAACAAGACTATCAATGTTAGCTGTGCCATCAATGTATAAGTCTTTAAACTCTAAGCTGCTTGTACCTAAATCAATATCACTATCAGTTACTGGTACTATAGCTCCATCTTGAATACGAATCTGCTCTACAGCAGCGCTGCTTACTTCTACATATAGACCAATTCTATTATTTGTAGAATCAACTTCTATTTTATTTAAGAAATCTTGGTCGCCAATTTTTCCAATTGCACCGCCTTGTCCTGCACTGCCATCGTGTGTGTGACCAGTTGTGCCAGAACTTGCATACGCAAAAGCGTTTACAATTTGATTATATTCATTATTAAAAAGAGAGGCAGAAATAAGGTTGCCGTCTGCAATTGTACTTTGTCTTGTATAGCTTGTACCTGCCATTTAATTATCTCCTGCCTGTTGGGACATAGTTTACATATAAACCATTAATTGTGTAAGGTATTAAAGAATCGTCACTACTAATAACGTATTTACTTGTATAGCAACTGCCTTGTAAGTTTTGTCGTATTAGTGGAGTATCAATAGCTCCAAAAAAATCTGTTCCGAAAACAGCGCTACCAAAAGCTGCACCTGCTCTAACTTCGGGTAGTGTATAAGTTGCAGGCTGTGCTACGTTTGTATCATCAAAATCAAACTTAACTTGTAAGCTTGGCTGTACAGAACCTCCAGAAGCATCATCTGGAGTTATAGAAACTTTAGCATAGTGTAAAGTTTTTCGTGTTCCCATATCACCAAAATCTAAGTAAGGTGTAGAATATTCAGCACTTATATCTGCTGAGCTACCACTATATAGGAAAGTATATCCAGTATCGTGATTATATATATAGCCGTCAGTATCCCCATGAATTATTTGCTCTACACCACTATTCAAAAACCCACTGTCTATTGCTACAGCTTCTATTCCTTTAGTTTCAGCCCATTCAAAACCCTGCCCTGTGAATGTTCCAATAATTCCTTTTGCCAAAGTTCCTGAGTTAGCTGCGTTGTGATAAAACAAACGATACTGAGATTTGGAGCGTAAAACCACACTTGTAATTGTTAAGTTATCTATTTGGTCAGTTATTTCACTAATTATTTTTTGAATGTTTCTGCTTACAGAAGTTAGCTCGACATCACCAATACGTGCTGTACCTGCAAGTGTGCGAATGCCGTCTGGACTCAAGAATACTAAGTCACCACCAATTTCCTGAATGCTTTGACCATCTAAGCAGCCTACGTTTTTAGTAATGGGAACTATAGCTGTAGTGCTATCATTAGCCTCTATGTTTACAAGGCGATAAATACTATTTCTACAGAATACAATACAATCGCCACGAAAACTTTTTAATCCTGTTACTTTATCTGCAAGTCGTACAGAACCTGCTCCTGAGCCACTAAAGTTATCTATTTCATGCAAATGACTATAATAAACTACATTAGGATTCTCAGCAGTCCCTGAAACTATAGAATGGTTACTATGTACTGTTCCTATTTTTGGAGCCTCTGTACTATTTACTGTTACTTCACTTGAGAAGAATGTTCTGGTATTTAAATTACCAGTTCCTGTCATATAGAAATAGTAAGGTTTGTTTGCACCATCACAAATTAAAACTTCTCCGTATGGAGATTTACTGCCTTCAAAAATACTTATAGAGCATTGAAGTTGTCCAGTTCTAGCAAGAACAGAGCGACCTGTAAATGTAGAATAGTTATCACCACTACTATGAACAGAAGCACGATTTATTTGTAGCCAAGTGGCTCCATCATTACTAAAGAAAATGTCTGTTCCGCTACAAACTATTACGCCATCTGCGTATGTTTTAATACCTAACACACTATTTGCACTATTAGGTCTAGCTGTTGAGCTACCACCAAAAGCTGTGAAGCCGTTAATTCTTCGATAGCCACCATCAGGGTCAACCTCAAAATTGCGTAGCGTTGTTGCAATTCCGGGCTGTCGTAGCATTTCTATTTCGCTAATGTTGGTATTTAAACCACCCTTAGACGAAAAACCAAAAGGTTGAGAAGCTGCCATAAATTAAACTCTTTTTATTCTATCGTCAGTAAAATAGAACGGAGTAGGCTCAATAAGATTTGAGCGCATACTGCGTAAACCTTTCTTGTAGTCATCCATAGCAAAAGAAGCTGCTTGTGGATTATCTTTAAACTGATGAATGTAATATCTTGCACGAGCCAATAATACTACACTGTACATTTCAGGAAACACTATTTCATCAGAATAGGCACTTAATTTAGTAGGTAAGTTATAAGCATAAAACCATACTCGATATACTTTATCTGGTATTGGGCTAAGTCCAAACTTTCGTGAGTCAGGACTTCTAATTACTCTGTCGGGTTCTCCGTATGCTTGAGTATCTTCATCATCTAAGTTTTCTGCAACTCGTCTAAATTTTTTCCAATCTTCTAGAGTTGTGTATCGTAGGTTACGCCCAACATAGGGAGATGTTTCGCCTGAAACTCCTACTGTAGTTAGATAAAAATTATCCCAATCTATTGAGCCGTAATCTGTCTTAATGGAATCACTAGAAGCTTTCAGCTCATAAAATCTTTGTCCGGCTACTGTTTCTACATATACGTTTCCGTACATCGGGTCGGTTGCACCGCTTTCACCCGCTGCTAGAAAAGGCCATTGTGGTTCTTGGTTTATAATATCAAAGTATGCTTTGTTTATGGAATCTTTTACGTGCGCTTGTATGCCTACAGCCGTAGCAAAATCAGAAGAAGTCAAAACTACTTCATTCATTTCTCTTAAAAGCTCATTAGTTAAATCTAAGTAAGTCGTTGCCATAGGTTATATTGCCTTTAAATTTGTTAAAGATTGAGGGGCTTTTACACCCCTCTCTCTCTTGTTAGCTTTATACGTTGTAGAACGCACCAACCAGTGCTTCGTCACGGAGGACTTTAACACCGAATACGTGCAGACCACGACAGATGTCACCAAAGCTATCTGGGTCACGGATGACCTCAGTGCTAGTGATAGTCTGTGCAGTACAAATAGCAGACATGTGACCTGCAAGTAGTTTGCCATCAGCGTTGCTTGGAGTAGCTACGTTGTTAGACTTGTACATGCTGAAGCCACGTAGTTTGCCTGAAGTTACAAGGCCGTTGCGGATTGAACCTTGACCGGCATTGAAGTCAACAGACAATAGTTTAGAACCAGACTGAGAGAGCTGCTCATAGAAGCTAGGAGGAGCTACAATCCATCGGCCTTCTTCGGGTACATTCTGCTCATCGAGAAGCTTAGCCATACGAGCAAGCAAGTCGAGAGGGTCAGTAACGTCAAGGCCAACAGCGCCAGAACCATCATATACGCCTGCACCGAGGTGAGTCGCAGAGTCAGTTCCGAGAGTGTGGTCTGGAGATGAAGCAGATAGACCGCTAAATCCTGCTGCAATTACAGCAGTATCGAAAGCATCACGCAAAGCGTAAGCAGCAGAAGAAGCTGCAACTTCTTTGAAGTTTACGTGAGACATAGAAGTTTCGATGTCGTCTACGATGAACTTAAAGGCGTTAGCAGTATCAACTACTAGGTTTACTTCTTGGTCAGTCAGCTTAGTAGCAGTAGTGTCGCTGCCACGAGTGTAAGAGCTAACGCTAATTACTGGCTCTTTAATGATTCGTACAGAATCACCGAAAGCAGAGATTTCACCTTCGTAGTCAGTGTTAGTGATAGCTTCTGCAACTGATGCTTTACGGAAAAAGTTAAGAACCTTTTTGCTGTAAATAGCAGGCAAGAAGTAAGAGTTTGCTTGACCCGATACCGAGTTTGCAAAGTTAGCGTTAGTATCTGTGGAGGGTTCAAAATATTGAGCCATGATTATTTCCTCATTAAAAAAAGACTTAGTTTATTAATTGACTACTCTGCCTTCCATAATGGCTTTGTCGATTTCTTTTTCATATTTATCATACTCAGCCATAGACAGGGCAGCAATTTCCCTTTGTGTCCAAACCTTCGGTTGCTTGGCATCTACGCTTGTGGTTTTGGTAGAAACCATATCAGCAGCAGAAGCTTTGGCTGAAGTTTGTGATGTTTGCTTAGCACTTGGTTGAACTGTTTGAATACTGTTTTCTAACTTGTACAAGTCTATAGCTTTGACTGCTAAATCTACATCATTAGGATTATTGTATATCCAGTCTTGGATTGACTCAGGTTGAGACTTTGCCCAAGCATGGAACTCATCGCTCTTTCTAATATCGCCAAAGTCAGGATGCTTTTCAGAAAGCGTTAGTTCTGCTTCCTTACGTGCAATCCTAGCTTCACGCTCTTCAAGAGCTGTAAGTCTACCATCCTCAATAACATCAGGTCGTTCTGCTTCAAGAGCTTGAGCTTCTTGTTCAGCTTCTATTGCTTCCTCGTGACGTACAGACTGTTCAACTTTCTGTGTCATTCGAGCTTCGGCTTCAAGTTCCTGCTCTCGTTGTTTGAACTCACTAATTTTAGTGTCATAATGTTTCTTTAAATCGTCATAGCGTTTCTTGTAATCTACACTATCCTTTTCGGCAGGGGCTTCTTTAGAGGTGGCCTGCTTCTTTTCGTAGAAAATTCCTTCTGCACTTTCAAAGGGTTTATCATCTTGGACATACTCTTTGTTCATGTTGTAAGGGTTTGCTACTGGTTCTTGTACTTCTTGTGCTTCACTCATATCACTGCTCCTTTTGGGGCTTGTCGTCTTTTCTAGGTAGCCTAAATGTTAGCTAGACATTCGGGGGCTAGATACTACAAGGTGGCCTCTAGGTTAAAATAAAATGATAAGGGGCTGTAAACAGGTAGCCTTATCGCTTGCGTACACTGGGCATTGGATTTGATAACAACATTTGATTGTGGACATCTTTATTCATGTCCTTCATTTCATCTGGAGTTAAAATACCACCCATGTACTTTTTCATCATTCCACCATCATAAGCACGTTCAGCATCATCCATCATTTTTTGGAGATTGTCTACGCCTATTTGGTCAACTGATTTTTTGGTGAAAACAAATTCACCATCCGATAGCCTTGCGGGTATCGAATCTGATGTGCCAGTTCCGGGGCCTTCAACAGCTCCGTCACCTGCAAATTCTCCGGCAACATCCATAATCTTGTCAAAGATACTGCCTAACTGTTTATCACCCTCTAAGGCCGATAACAAATAATCTTGTTCTTTTTCATTTAGAGATTCTGTTAGTACAAACTCTGCATAATCTTTTTCCATTTCAGCATCAGATTTTTGTGAAGCTTTTACGGCTGCTTTTTCTTCAGATGGAATATTGTCGTATGTATCGACAGGCATACCGCCCTCTGCATACTTCATTGCAGGTTTTTCAGTTTTACTGCGCTCTAAATCTTTTTCATCTTCTAAGCTAAGGATTCCACCCATGTCATATCCAAAGCGTTCTTTTTCTTCAGCTAGTCGAAACTTTCTATCTTCAGGAGTTTCTTTACTTTTCATTGCATTGACAATTACGTTTGGTTCAAAACTATTTTTAATCTGGTCGAATCGTTTCTGGATAATTTCTTTAGACTTTTCAGACTTAGCTTTTGCCATAGCTTCTTCATAGCTTTTTTCAAAACGTAAATACTTAGCTTCGTCACTATCTTCAGGATATTTTTCTATAACTATTTCACCGCCTTCATCTTTCTTTTCTCTAGGCTCAGGAGAGGCAAAGGCTGTAAGCTTGTCAAAATCTTTTGGTGCTAGTAGTGGTCGAGATTCTTCATCCACTTGAGTTCTGTGTAGGTCAGCAATAAATTCTGCTATAGTTTCTTTTGATTCTACAATAGGAGTATCAGCTACTTCCTGTAAAGATTCCATTACAAACTGTTTGTCCATTTTTTTGTTACCGCCCTGTGCAAACGACAAAGAGTTTACTAGCTTGGTGGTATCCTTCATTACTGTTTTCTTTTCTTCTTTTGCAGGTTCTTTTACATCTGTAAGGGCTTCTGCCATTTCTTCAAACTCTACTGGCGTTACACGTTCAGGGCCACGAGCAGCCACTACATCTTTACGTGCTTCAGACAGTAATGAGTCAGCTCCTTCCATAGCTTTCTGGGCTACTGAGCCTACTGCCTTTTTCATTCTTTTTTTCTTACCTTCGCCATTACAGTGCATGATTAATCCTCTTTTCTTGTTTTAGCCTCTGTCGCCTGTTCTTTTAGTTTAAGCAACTGTGCCAGTAAATTCGCTTTCCCCTGCCTGCGGTACAGAGCCTGTTCCGATGTTTCCACCGCCAGTCCCTGTAGCTCCAACATCCGTAGGTTGTTGAGGTGCTCCTTCAGCGCCTCCCATAGCTCCGGGTTGTTGACCAGTGGCCCCAAGCGCCTCGCCATCTCCTTGTCCAACATTTTGTGCTCCTATAATTTGTGCCATGATTGCAGCTTCTTCAGGGTCATTAAGAATCTCATCGGGGTCAAGGTCAAGGCTATAAGCCAGTTCGCTGACAATCTTAGAGATTTTAACAAATGGTGCAATAGCAGGATTCTGTGCTGTTTGCAAGAACATTGTTAGACGTTGGCTGCGTACTTCTTTTTGCATTAAGCTATTTGTGCCCATTGCATGTACTTCTAGGTCGCCTTGTATGTCTAACTCGCCTTCAAAGAACTGCATGTTCCATTGGTAGTATGCTTCGCCCAAAGGCTTTAGCAAGAAGTCATCAATGTTTTTAATGACTGTTTTAATGTTAAGTGATGCTGCACCTAACAGCATGGACATACCAGAAGCGGTACGTGTCATGCTTTGTACACCTGTTTGTCCGTGTGAGTAGCTTGGTATGCCTGTTTGTTCATCTGCAAGCTGTCGGAACTTATCAAACATCATCATATTCTCTTGAGATGTGTTTGGAAACTTAACTCCGTAAATAGCCTGTCCCGGCATTCCTGCTTGTCTGCGGAATACTTTTCCGGGGAAAATGTCCATACTCTGTCCACCAACAAGGGCTGATTCATCTACATCAAATACTAAACTTCCTGCAAGTGCTAAGTTATCAATAGCCATACGTGCATGACCATTCATTATTTGCTGAGAGTCATCCATATTTTCAGCAACACCAATACCAAAGAAAGAATAAGGGTTACGCTCGTAAGGAAAGGCATTGTACGGAAGCCTGTAAGGAGTGAATGGATTAACCACACCCCGCAAGAGCTTCCCATTGCTAATCCAAGCATTGACTTGTACTTCATCTAAATCGTCTACCTCATCTGGAATTTCCATTCCCACTTCTCTGGCATACTCTGCATCCATTATGCCCCAATATTCTAAAACCTCGTATTGAGCTGAACCATAGTCTTCTGTGCGTTGGTCATCTTTTAGTTCATGCTCGTAATCTTTTTCAGTGTAGTTTGGCCCCATCTGTAAACATTCACGTATTGCATCTTTCTTGAAGAATGGCATACGTGATAGTGCTCTAAGTTGAGACTTGTTCATTTTGTGGCGGTGAACAACATATTCACAATCGTCAATGCTTGTTGCTGCGGGGTCAGGGAAGAAATCCCAGATACTTACAAACTCAATGCGAGGAACACGTACTTCAAGTGGAGTATATGTACGCTCACCATTTTCATCAGTAACCCAACGGCTAATAGTTTTGTTGTAGTTAAATGGGCCTTTTACAATGCCTGTACCAAACAACGCAGATTCAAGTAAAGCATTACGCAATTCGCTTGTGCCGTTTGATTCTTCGATTTGGTCGTGAATTAGTACCTGCATATTTCGAGCCGCTTCCTTAGCAGGAGAACGCTCTGGTATTTCTGGAATCGGTGAAGCACCTTCTACAAAATTTAAGTTAGATTCTTTAATAGCTTCAGACAGTGTATCCTTTACAGCAGTAAGAGTAGCTCCTGCGCCTAATACTCGCCCATCACCTTCATAACCTACATCGTATGGGTTTTCAACTTCAAGCTCAGGAGCTGCTTCAGGCTCTTCGTATGCGGGAGGCGCACTGCTTTCTATTCCTGTTTGACCTGCTTCAAGGTGTGTATACTTTGCTATACCTTCTGGAAGCTTGGTTTCACGTACACCAATCGGGAACTGACCAGTACCAAACACAACATCTACTAGCTGACCAAATGCTGCTAGGACTTTAGTCTTAGTTACTTTAACAAATACTTTAGATTTTTCTGACTCTCGGAATCGTACATTCTTGTTGTAGATTCCTCGGAAGTTGTGATAGGCTGTTAGCCATCGCTTTTCGTCAAAGTCTCGTGCCTGTTCTGCAGCAGCATATCTGTCCTCTACGAGACCTACAAAGCGATTACGCACATCTTCTTCTAGTTCTAGTTCAAGACCGCCTGCAGTTTCCATTTCATCGAAATAGATTTCATCGGCTGTATCGAACATTTCTTTATCTTCTGACATAAATTATTCCTTTACAGGGGCTTGGAGATACGCATTTCTCCACCTTTAGGATTAGCCTTTACATTTAAGTTGAATCCACCACCTAGCTTTTTGTGATAGGTTAGTTCTGGACTCTTTTTAATTTTAAGTCCTACTGAAGAATTATTCGGCAGTTGCTTCTCAAAACTAAAGATATTTCTTTTATTTCCTTTATTATCTTTAAATAAGCTTGCGGTTGCGGATGTATCGCCTTTTCGTACAGTAGCAGCTACCGAGCTTCGCATATAATTTTGGTTTCCACTAACATTGCCTTCGATAGAGCCGATACCTTTGAACTCTTTACGTGCGACTAAACCACCATTGTTATATTTTATTTTCTTCTTTCCGTATTTCATATCAGTACCCAAAGGTTGAGTCAGACGGAGTAAATGCTGCTTCCCTTCTAAACTGTCTGAGTTGACTTATAGTGTCGTTAATACGTGGTCTAGCCATGATGAGGTAACGCAATGCATCGTATGCGTGGTCTGATGCGTTTGTATCTACATCTTCCGGCTTAGACCTATCTAAGGGAATACTTTGAAGCTCACGTATCAGGTTGGGGCATGTATTAAATATCTGCAATCGTGGCCTACCGCTTTGTTGAAGCTTCAAGTATTCGTGAATCTGTATCTTTCCTTGTATCCTGTTTTTATCGGCTCTTCTGAGCTTGTGTCCGGCTCTCTGAAGCGTTTCTCCGACTGTTGGGCCTGTAGTACCAGTCTTGCTCCAACACGCTGTATCGAGCACTCCTTGCACAGAAAAGGGGTCTTCGTATTCCATTTCTGTAATCATGTTTGCAAGGTCAGAGCCTAGTAAGCCTTTGCGGTATAGTTCACGATATATAATCAGTGTACCATCGCTAGGGTCAACAGCTCCCCATACACAACAACTCTCCGATGCGTAACCATAGTCAATGCCTTTGCTACGCTCCCAGTGAACAGGTATCTCGAATGGAGTAATCACATGTTCAATTGGGTTAAACTCTGTGAATGCTGCACCTTCTGCAACATCCCAGTTTCCTTCTAGCAGTTGCTTCCGTTGCGTAGGTGGCAACGCATTAAGCATCTGCTCGTATCTTCCGTCTTTGGCTAAGTAAGGGTTGTCTTGCAATCTAGCCGGTATAAACTTTCTTGTTAGGCCGTCTTCGCCTCGAAAGCTTTGATTAGGCGGTGCGGGGTCTATGTAACGCTTTTTAACCCATCCTGCACCTGCACCACCGGGGTTTGCTGTACAACGCATGTACGTTTCAATCTCAGGGTCTGTGGTACGTAGCCGTGAAGCTAGGTAGTTCCAAGCAAACTCTGTGGGTAGATGTGTAATCTCGTCAAACCCTATAAAGCTGTATGCTTGACCTTGATAGCGATATACATCTGCATCACGCTCCAAGAATCCAAATTCCATTTTAGCACCACTAGGGAATATCCAAAGCTTTTCGACTTCTTTGTATTTAGCTCCCGGAAATGCTTTGGGGTATAGCTCTCTACTTTTGTCGATAAGTTCTCGCAGCTCTGGCATAGACCTTCGTATGATAAGTGCTCTGTGTGATGGTCTGTGTGCAAAGCGTAAAGGGTCAATGAGCATTGCGTATGATTTACCACCACCTGCTGCACCACCATACAGTACATCAGTCTCTCCGGCTGCGAGGAAGTCTTCCTGTGGGCCTTCGTTAGCCTTAAAGATGACATCCTCTTGTGCTTCAGCTTGTAGTGCTGTCGGGATGTCATCCAACTCTGAGGCGCTTACGAGTTTTGTTTCGTTCTCGTTTTCGAGTTTGCTGAGAGTCTTTTTGGTGTTATCTATAGACTTCTTATAATTATCTACTTTTTGTTGGGCTGCTTTCAGTTTCTTTTGTTTTTCTCTTACCGACTTCTTGGCAGCTTTTTTAGCTTTTGTTTCTGAGTGGTAGGTATATCCTCTGCCCTTTGAGCCTTTTGGTCTACCACCCTTTCTGCGAGGTGTACCATCAGCTTTGAGTTTGAAGTTACCTTCCTCATCAGTTAGATAGTGTTCTGGATTCACCTCCCAGTCTTTCATCAGATTAGTTTCCTTTTATCGGCTATTTTCTTTAGACCCATGTGCGAAATAAAACGACCTGTTTTATGTTCTAGGAATAAAGATGCTTCACGTAGACTTAGGGTTCTGTCGTTAATCATTGTTATCATCTTATCCAGTTGTTCTAGCTGTTCTGGAATCGGATTCAACATTTCCGCATTGTCTTCGTCAAGCTCGTAGCCAAAGGGTATGGTACTACTCGTTCTCCGTATACTCTCCATCTATTATTACTTCCTTTTTGGCGGGGATAACAAACAAACCTCCACCTGAGTTTACGTTCACATCTAGCCTTTCGGTTTTACCTAGTCCTACTCTATCTAATATTTGTTGTGCTGCCTGTATACGCATATTAGCTTGTGGGACAGGTTCGGGGCTATCCATAATCTGAATTAGTTTAGAAGCTGCTTTAGGCGCATTGAGAGCCATTATGTTTGTAGCTATATCAAGTATCTCAGTCTTGAGAGCTTTGACTACAGCATAATGTGTGCCTTCAGCATAGCCTGCTAACTCCGCTGCAGCTTTTGTATCTCCACCGCAAGCAGGAAGATTATCAAGAAAAGCTTGTTGTCTTGTAGTTAGTTGTTTATCAGGCATTATAGTCTTTCTCGTTTTTTTGTCTATATATACTATATTATACAGGTAATATTGAGTTTTGTCAAGTTTTTTTTACAATAAACAGTAAATAATCCTATATATATACTATATAGTAGTAAAAAACACTTATTAAGGCAAGACCTGCAAATAAAACTTGACAAAAGGCGAAATCCAGTGTATAATATATATTAAGCCCACCGGGGTTTATAGCATATACATGTGTACACTTATATGTACATAAATCTGTACTTAGTATACACTTAACTGCAGATTTATCCTTTCCTCTTCCCTTTAAAGCCCTTGGAAGCCGCCCGACTTCCCAGAACTTGCCCCTCCCTTCAAAGACTTTTAAGCTGCGGCACAATCTGGTTTACATGGCAAATCTCCGTAAAATGTGTAAGATTGTGTATATATCCCAGTACCCCCCCATGGCAGCTTGCCCCACACTTTGAAGTTCCTCTTAGGAACTTAAAAGTGATGGGGCAAAGACTCAAAAGTCTCCCAAAACTTTAAAGTTCCTATGGGGAACTTTAAAGTTTTGGGAGACTTTCAAAATCTTCCAAGACTTTTAAGAAGCTCTATGGAGCTTTTAAAAGTCTTGGAAGATTTCCGTGCCTGCCTGTGAAGACTTTTAAAGTCTTTAGAGATTTTCTAGTTTACAAAAACTAGAGGAACTCAAAAAATCTTTAAAGCTTTAGCTTTCTTAAAAATCTCCAACATCTTCAACGACTTACCAGATTTTTGAGCAAGCTCAACTTGAGTCTTCAAAGACTTTCAAAGTCTTCATTTTTTTTTATTATTTTAATGGAAATCCGTAGGATTTCTGGCACTTTTTAAACCCCTAGCCCTTTAAAACCCTTAAAGGTTTTAAAGGGCTAGGGGTTTATTTATTAATCTCTCTAGTCAGGGAAGAAAAAAATACTTTGTGAGTTCTTACGAACAAAGTATTTTTTTATTCCTTAACTGACTAGAGAGATTAAAATTATGGCGACTTCAAACTTCGGCAAAATCGACCCAAATCAAATAGCAACTCAAAGACAAGTCTATGGAGTGGCTTGCCACTTTGCTAATATCTATGCCAAATCTCCTTCAGAGAGATTTGGAGCAACAAAAATGTTCCATGCCATTCTGAATAAGCATTATTCAGCTTCTGATAGCTTTATGACTCATTCTGATGTCTCAGAATGGAGAGAATGGGATTGCATTCCAGACCAGTTTCTTTCAATGATTTCAAAGAAATCAGCAGTTAAAAAAGCTAAAACAAAAAGAGCTTCCAAGAAGCCTACGGCTTCCAAGAAGTCTACGACTTCCAAAAAATCTAATGCTACTTTGACTCAACGAGTTGAGGCAATGGAAGCCAATCAATCTCTACTTGTAGAGACTCAAACTAAAATCTTGGAGCTTCTTGAAGCTCTTAAATAAAATTAAATAAATCTATTCGGGAGCTTCGGCTCCCTTTTTTTGTCTTAAATAAATTCTATTTTAAAAGGATATAGATATATGTTTATTGTTTCTTTTGATGGTAATGCTATGGTTTGTGAGACTCAGCAAGAGGCTATAGATATAGTAGACTCTTTAACTCAAGATGGATATAACTATATAACAGTTAGCCACAATCAGCCATTAGATGTAGAGGATATGGCTGAGATAGATATAGAGATTTAAATATATATAAAATAAACTTCTTAGTTAGTGAGTTCTTACGAACTAACTAAGAAGTTTATAAAATGGTGATGCCGTTGATGTTGATAGACGGCATTTGTTGATAGACGGCAATAGAGGATAAACGCTATGAAGTTTGACAGCCTGTTAAATAAATTGAATAAGACTTTTCCAGAGTTAAATGCGGTAGATGCTATAGAGTTTTATGGGCATGAGGAAATAGAAGCTGAGCAGTGTATATGGTTTAAGGGTTCAGAATGTGGCTATGCTCCAGATGGTTTACCGCTGTTTAATTATTATATAGAGTTTGGTATTCACCGAGATACAGATGGTGTTCACCCAAAGCTAGAAAAGATATTAACAGACAATGGCTTTTACTCAGAGCCTTATGATACAGGAACTCTAATGGCAGGGAGAATATAGATATGAATAAGATTAAAGAATGTCAGTGGGTCATTACACCAGAGTCTATGAAAGACTTAGAAGATAGACTTAATCTGTCTAATCCTACAGAAAAATCTATAGCTTGGTGGTCAGCTATGATGGCTTGGAACTTAGCTTGTAAGATAGTAAACGAAAGTGAAACCGAAACTACGGAGTAGTCTATGGTCAAGAAAATCCCTTTAAAATCTGGTGACGAGTATGATATACTCACTTCCGCTAGAAAGTTCTATCACC